GACCCCGCCGTGCTGTAATCGCCGCTGGAACCTGCCGTGCTGTAATCGCCGCTGGACCCCGCCGTGCTGGAATATCCGCTGGACCCCGCCGTGCTGTAATATCCGCTGGAAAAAGGTTCTTTGCCCTTCACCCGATTAAAAACGGCATTCACCGCAGCTTTTACCAGCCCTGCAAAATTCACCTCACCTTTCACTGTCAGCTCAGTGCAGGCCAGCTTACTGTCCTCTACGCTTTTATCCACGTTCCCGCCGCACTCGACCTCAAAAAAGCGCGGGCTACCCTTCAACGGGTAGTAGTGCAGCACATCCAGCGGGTTCTCGCAGGCGTGCATACCAGCGTGGCAGCAATCGGCCTTGTCCTCATAGTAGGTCTTGCCCACCTCGTACTGCTTGCCACGGCACTGCATATTTTTGTCCATGGCCTTGTAGGCGATGATCTTCTCACTCATACTTATAACCTTCCTTATTGGTGTGTTTCTTCTGTGCAGGCATGGTCAGCGCCTCACTTCTTAGAGCTGCCAAAGCTGCCAATGAGCCAGAGCGCGATCCACGCCGCAGTTCCGGCGGCCCAGGTGAACGTCCAGTGCATCAATGCGCAGATGGCCCACACGGCGGCGCAGGTAACGCCCCACGAGATGCCCAGAAGGGCGGCAAACGCGATGATGATCGCCAGTGCTTCACCCATTGTCACGCGCCTCCTTTGCGGCGCGCGCAGCTGCCTGTGCCGCTGATTCCGTGCACCACTTGCCCGCCGGGGCGGTCTTGCGGGGGTCATCCTGAGCTGCTGAAGCTTCGTCCTCTTCCAGCAGCTTGTTCAAATCGGCCAAGAACTGGCTGCACATCTTCGCTTTTATAGCTTCCTCCGGCTGGCCATACGGGCCGCAAAACGGCCCGGACTTGAAAAACGACTTTGAACGGAAGTCCTCTTCCAAGAACTGATACTTGCCAATCAGCTGGCAAACCTTATCGCGCATCGTGGTTTTCATAAAGATCCTCCTTGCATCAATGACGCATAACAATGTTGGACGAATGAACCAGATAGGTCACACCATCAATCACAACCTGAAGCTGGTCGCCTTCATAGTCGCACCAGCTTTCGATATTGCCCTCGACAATCGTTCCGTCGGGCATTTTCAGCTGCGCCCAGCTGTATTCATAGGTCAGGTCGATGACCTGCTTATTGCATCCGGCCATCAGCAAAACACTTGCCAATACGGACGCCACGCCAACAATAACTTTTTTCATGCTTGTTCCTCCTCTACAGTCCATGCGGTTCAGGGTCATGTTACGCACCCCTTTCAAACAGGCTGGTCTGGCCGTTTGCTTGCTGGATTTCATTCAGCATTTCCGGCTTAGGCATCCATGCGGCAAGATACGATTTTGCATCTTCAAACCGAATTGCGGGAATGTCTTTGTAAGAGCCGCAGCCAAACAACCTTTTTAAATCGTGGCCGATAGCATAAAATACGCGGTTACTCATATCCCGGTATGCCGCAGATTTTTTGCCGCCAAGCAGATTTACGACGCGCTGACTCTTTGCATCCTGAATCGCGAGCTGCTGTGCATAGTCAAGCGTTTTGGTAGCTTCCAACTTGTCCAACCGCTCGCCTTGTGAAATCTGCATCTGATAGATTTTCTTGACAGCTGTAAGCGTCTGGTCTGCAAGCGCCAATTCTGGAGGTAAACTCGGGTCTGCCTGTACCATGTATGCGCCAGTCTTGCGAATTTGGGGCAGCACCTCGGAAGTGACCCACTTGCGAAACGGTACAGCTTCCGGCTTATCGCTGCGAAGAATGACATGGTAAAGGCCGGATTCATTGACTGTGCTCATTTTCTGCTGTCCACCAAGGGTATCGATTTGAGCTACCCCCTTTTCATCATCGTCCAAGCGGTTGTAAACATCGCTTTGGTTGTTGATATTGAGAATGCTGCACACGTCTTTGAGGACGAACCAAGGTTCTCCATTCACTTCAACTTTGCGGACTTCATGAGACTGATAGCTAAAAATCTGTAAGTCGTTCAAATCATTCACTCCTTTTAATAAAATGTCTTCTCTTTGCTGTGCCGTCGCGGTGTGTTTCCTCGCGTTTCCATTTCATTGCAACGCACGTCTCCGCTTCGCTTTGAGTTGCCTTGCCGTTGCCACGCTTTGCTCCGCACGTCGCTGCGATGCCATCGCAATTCTCGGCATTTCTTCTCTCTGCCATGCCAATGCATCCGAAGCAAAACCTTGCCGCAGCGAATCGTTACGGTGTACCACTTTTCCTTCGCAAATCACATCAGCGCTTTTCTCTGCCATTCCTTCGCGTCGCCATGCTCTGCTTCGCCTTTGCTTTGCACCGCCGTGCCTTGCCTTCGCCTTGCCTGTCTGTGCTTCTCAGTGCCGCTGCGATGCGGTAGGTCGCAACACGCTGCCACTGCACAGCAGTTCACCTCATAGCCTTTGCAAATCATCTCTATGCACAGCCATCGCACGGCCAATCGAATCTCAGCCTTGCCGTTGCCAAGCCGTGCATCGCACCGCCTCCGCGAATCCGGGCCGTCAATGCCATGCCCTCGCTCTCAGGCTTTCACCTCATAGGCGGTGTAAGTAAAGCGGCCCTTGCCGCTGCTGCGCCACTGGCCGATTCCGCGCAGAATGCCATAATCCAGCCACTCACGCACAACCTTTTCGTGGCTGTCGTCAAGGAGGGTCACGTCAAACTCACAGCTGCTGCCCGCCGGGATCTCCTCACTGTTGGCAAGGCTCACACGCTCTCCCTGTGCGGTCTGGGCACGCAGCGGACGCTGGCAGTCGGTAATCTCGCCGTTCACGTGAATGGGAATCATGCGGGGCTGAACGAAGATCAGGCCGTCAATGGCCTTCTTGTAAGCGGTCAGTTTGCCGCTTTCGTTCACGGCCTTCTTCTTGCCGGTCTCGGTCTTGCCGCCGATGCGGGAAAGCATGCCGCAGGAGTCCTTGAAGAACCCCTTGATCTGGTAATCGTAAAAAATCGGATTGCCGTCCGGGTCACGCGGGAAAACGGTCATGCCCTTGTCAGCTACCGCATCAGGGCCAAGAGCCGCCACTTCATCCTCGATGGTTGCAGCATCCGGCGACTTGCTGGCGATAAACTCCCGGGCCACATTGGGGTTTGCGGGCCATGTGCCCAGCACCGGCTCAATAAACGTAGCTTTCACATGCAGTTTTTTCATAATAGTAACCTCCAAAATAAGTTTGTATCCTTACGCCACCCCGTCCTGCTGGTTCTGGCGGTCGTTCTTGCGTACCGCAGCCATGCCCATGCCCATCCAGAGCAGGGTCTGCTTGTCCCGGGGATCCAGCGAGTCAAACAGCTCGTTGACCAGGGCGTCCGCAGCGTGGGCCCCGTCAATGGGGATGCTGTACCGCTCTGCAGCCAGATCGGTGCGGTTCTTCTTTGCCTTTGCCATAAAATCAACTCCTTCTGTGGTTGGCACCCACGACCTTGCCCGGCTGGCTGCCGGGTGGTTTCGACCCCTGCCGCAGGGTCATCATCAGGCGGGGTTACAGGTCAAGATAGACCGCAAGGGCGGTCAATGCGCCTTCCATGCCGAAGCCGTGGCGGCGTTCCTCTGGCTCGTCGGAATCCTCCATCTTGCGTGCCTGCTTCAAAACGGCGTTCATGGCTTCTTCCAGCTCTTTAGAGGTGATGGTCTCTTTCATTGTTCAGTCCTCCTTAGTCTTTGATCTCGCACACGTCGGCTACTTCGTAGACATCCAGACCGTGCCCGGTCTCGTCGATCAACCGCTGCACCGCCACGTTCCGGGCGTCCACCGGGTCATCAGCAAGGACCTCGTAGCAGTCCCAGAACCTATCAGCCGTGTTGTAGACGTACACCTTATAGCGTTTCATGATTCAAACCTCCTTCTCTCAAGCCTGAAATGCCGGGCACACAGTGCCACGGAAGTGGGTGAGGCGGATCGCGTGCTTCAGCTCTTTCTCGCTCATGCAAGCGGTCTGGAGCTGGCTGACGAACTTGATCGCCCACCACAGGCCCTGCACGGTCTGGCGGTCGAGCACCGCACGGCGCTCGGCGTCGGTCTGGGCGGCGTTGTACCGCTTGAGGGTGTTATTGCATTCTGCGGCGAAGTTTGCCGGGATGTTAATAGAAAGTGCATTCATGTTTTTGTCCTCCTGTTTGCTTGCGTTTGCTAACCTTGTGAGATTAGTATAGCACACACAGTTAGATTTTGCAAGCATTTTTTCGATTTTTTTTTCAAAAATAAGTTGACATAGTTAGAATTTTGCACTATAATATGAAGCGTAAGGAGGGCAAGTAAATGAACGAACGAATCGCACTTGTCCGCAAGAGCTTAGGCCTTACGCAAGAGAAGTTTGCAGAGCAAGTAGGTCTATCCCGTAACTTTATGTGGATGATTGAAAGCGGTACACGAGTCCCCAGCGACAGAACGATCTCCGACATCTGCCGTGAGTTCAACGTCAATGAGACGTGGCTGCGCACGGGTGAAGGGGAGATGTTCAACCAGATCACCCGATCAGAAAAAATTGCCGCCTTTCTCGGTGACATCACCGAAAATGATGGCGACGATTTCAAACGCCGGTTTGTGGAGATGTTGGCAGAGCTGGAGCCCGAGGACTGGAAGCTTTTGGAGCGGATGGCTGAAAAGCTGCAAAAAAAAGAGGGAAACCCGTAAGGGTTCCCCTTCTTTTGCTACCTTGATTTATTTAATCAGCTTGCTGGCGTAAACCCAGATCAGGCGCAGCTTGCGCGGATCTGCCTTTTCCAGCAGTTTGGTGATTGCGTCAATGTAGCCTTGTCGGTCTGTGGTGTTCATTCTGATGCCTCCTATGTGATGTAAATCTAATATGTGTGAGGTGGTATTTATGCGACTGAGCAAGAAATCAGCGCGTATTTTTGCGGCGTCCATGTGCCTTGCCGTTGCTGTGACATGCACCGGATGCAAAAGCAGCGAGGTAAAGAATACTGAAAAGCTTATTGACAAAATTGGCGACGTCTCTGCGCAAGGACATGTTGGCGCAGACGCTGTAGAATCCCTGAAGGCCGCGCAAGAAGCTTTTGACGCTTTGGGTGATGATAAGAGCAAGGTAGAGAATGCCCAAGCGCTCCAAGATGCGGAAGCTACCTACAGCGCCCATATTGCGAAAGAAGTCGCGCCGATCGAGGAGGCGATCAACGCTATCCCGCAGCCGGTCACTGTCGAAGCAGAGGAAGCTGTTGGCAATGCAAACAAACTGTATGCGCGTGCGTCTGACGATGTAAAAGCTGCTGTCTCAAATGCAGACGTCTTGACCGCCGCTCAGAAAGCGCTGGAGGACATCAACGTTCAGAACGCCATTGACGCGATCAACCAGATCGGGGATGTGTCGCTCAAGTCGCAGGACGCTGTTGACACGGCTACAGCGGCGTTCCAGAAAGTTTCGTCAGACCGCCGGGCGGATGTCACCAATTATGACACCCTTGTTGCAGCCACCTCTACGCTGACCCAGCTGAAAAAGGAAGCTGCGGAAGCCGCAGGAAAAGCGGCGGTAGCAAAACTCAAGAAATCCACCGATGAGGTTGAGGGCATTACATGGCACGAGCCGTCTTGCATGCCGACATACACGAACACACGCTGCTATGTGCTTCCTTATATTGGAGAGCAGAGCGGGAACTATTGGCTTCGGTGCAAAGTTGACTATGCGGCCAACGACTGGGTTTTCTTTACTCAAATTGTCATCAATATTGATGGCGTCAAACGTGACACGATCAATTTTGATTATGGCGATGTGACCCGTGACACTTATGTTGGCGCAAAACTCTGCGAAGTTGCCGACTTTGCGCCAGACAACAATCAGATCCAGCTCTTGACCGACATTGCCAACTCTCAAAAGACCATCATTCGTTTTCAGGGCAGCGACTATTATTATGATTTCACTGTGCCGGATAAGGACAAACAAGGAATCAAAGACGTGCTTGCTGCTTATGAATATTTGAAGTAAACCTGTTTACAACCATATTATAAAACTGCTGGTTGTTGGCGTCAATCCCCATTCGAGCACTGTTTTCGGTGGGAAAATCAACTGAAAACGTGGAGTTACGCTGACATTTCAACTTATTCGTGGTTGCAAGGCTGCTGCAAATTTTGCAACAGATCAGCAGCCAGCGCCCCGCCGGGCGTACCGGCTGCGTTACGCAGGGCTTGCACCTCCGGCAGGGCCTTATCTTGAATGTAAGCGCGAGCAAGGCGCTGCTGCTCCGGGGTCATATCCAAATAGCAGGCCAGCAGGGCACGGGCATGGGTGCGAAAGTGTGACAGCTTTTTCATATTTTTCATAACTCATTCCTCCCAGGGTGCAGGGGTGTGGTCGGTGCCGGTCAGGATGCTGGCGGGCATTCCGTCGATGATGGTCATTTCCGGGTCTTGGTTGCTTGTTTGACCGTTTTTCATTTTGTTTTCCTCCTGATTTTTGGTAATTGTGTCAACTTATGTACCAAATTCTACCATGCGCCGTTGGAAAATAAAATACGGATAAAATTTGTCGAATGGCGCGGATTTTTTCTGCGCCATTTTTTGTTAAAAATACGCCGGTATTATGGGGGGTGAAAGTATGAGTTATTTTACGGCGAGCCAAATCGGGAAAGCGCTTGCAAAAGCGCGGGTGTCTGCGGGCCTGAGTCAAGTGGAGATCGCGAGACGCATTGAGAAGGGAGAGCGCACCGTGCAGAGCTGGGAGAAAGGATGCACCAGCCCGGACAGCGATGAGATCATGGACTGGTGCACGGCGTGCGGGGTGTCGCCCATATCTGTGTTTATGGAGATGACCCACCCGGATCTGTACAAGGTGCCGGATGACGGCAAGGCCGACGATGAGCTAAACGCGGAGCTGCGCCGTCTCGTGGTAAACCTGCCGCCGCTGACAAAAAGGCTGCTTCTCTTCATACTGAAGGGCAGTCACGGCAGCAGCCCGCCTGCTGTCATATCGGAGATCGCTGCAAACCTGCACTGCCCACTCAACAACAGGGCCAGTGTATGCGGGACCATCATAGACCAGTATACCTATGCGCAGATCGCGGGCCTTGACCCATGCCCGGACGCTCCGCAACCTCCCATTGAAGACCTGAAGATCAACTACAAGGCCGGAAGGGCCGCTGCTGAAAATGGTGCCTTCGGATATATCGGGCAGAAAAAGGAGTAAGCCATGAAATGCGTAAGGCCATGCTGCCGGAAAGAGATCCCGGATGGTGCTTCTTTTTGTCCGTGGTGCGGGAAGAAGCAGCCGGAAGCCGCCCCGCAGCAAAGAAAAAAGCGCCGCCGCCCAAAGGGCAGCGGCAGCGTGTATAAATTGAGCGGGACGAGGTCAAAGCCGTATGTGGCCCTGACAGCCAAGCGAGACTCTCTGGGCACGTTTGAAACGGCAGGCGAAGCCGTACAAGCACTGGACGCTTACAACGCCCAGAACACGCCCGCAGCGCGTCTGAAATGCACCTTTGCGGATGCCTATGCCCAATGGAAAGCGCAGCCCAAATTTGACAAGCTCAGCACGGACATGCAAAAGGGGTACGAGCTGGCCTATGCAAAGGCTGCGCCGCTATACGACCGACAATTGCGGGACTTAAAAGCGGCAGATTATCAACAGGTCATTGACGCAATGGTGGAAAAGGGGCTCTCCCGCAGCTCCTGCGAAAAGCAGCGCACACTTTTCAGCCAGATCTGCGAGTGGGCAATGGCGCAGGACATCATAAACAAAAATTACGCCATGCTGCTGCAGCTCCCGGCGGCTACAGGAAAAGCAGAGCGCACCCTGACCGCCCAAGAAATCGAGCAGATCAGCAGCCGACAGAATGACCCGAAATTTGGGCAGACGGCGCAAATCGCAATGGTGCTGCTTTATACCGGTATGCGCATCGACGAGCTGCTTTCCATGCGCTGCGAGGATGTGCACCTGAAAGAGCGGTACATGCAGGGCGGTGAAAAGACAGAAGCAGGAAAAAACCGCATCATCCCCATCCTTGAGCCCATTTACAAGATCATTGCCTTTTGGATGCTTGACAGCGGGTGTGAATGGCTGATTCCATCCAAGGCCGGCACAAAGCTGGATAAGCGCAACGTGGCTACAAAGTTCCGGGCGTTGATGCAGGAATGCCATATAGAGGGCGTGCATCCACACACGCTACGCCATACAGCCAGCAGCAAGATGGTGGAGTGTGGTCTGGAAAAGACCGCGGTGCAGGCAATTCTCGGGCACAAAAATTTTTCCACTACGGCAAACAAGTACGTGTCCCACAACGATCCAGCCTATTTGTTGCAGGAAATGCAGAAGATGAAGTACTGATTTGTTAGACTGTTTGTTAGATTATCACATTCATTCAGGAAATTTTAAGGCATTTCGAGCAAAAAGATAAACGCACGGACGATTCGTTTTCATCGTTCGTGCGTTTATTTTTGGAGCTGGTGACAGGAGTTGAACCTGCAACCCACTGATTACAAATCAAATTTATTTAACGTATTTATGCAAATAATAATTGGTTTGTTGGATTATTGTTAGATTATGCGTCTCATGCCCCAACGTTGAAGGCTATGTAAAAATAACACATTTTATGTCTTTTTACAAGTCGCTTATCTTTCGCATTACGAGCTCATACTCTTTCGGGTACACCAGCTTTATTGCCTTCATGTGCTCGTCAAGCACCTGCATCAGACCGCCAAAAGGAACAGAGCTGGCGGCCGCCACAAAGTCGCTTTGCGGTTCCGTTGCCGTGGAGTACGTCGCCCGGTAATCCGTGGGCGGCAATGCCTGGGTCTGCGTTTCAGGTGCGTGCGCTTCTTCCAGCTCGTTCCGCACAGTGCAGAGGGCGGCAAGCTTTTCCACGCTCTGCCAGTCCGTCGAACCACATTTCAGCTTGTGAATATGGGTGTTGATCTCGTCAATGTCCATGCCTGCCGCCCCCTTTCTTATGCATTGCGCAAGATGTCAGCTGCCCGCTTGTAGGCGTCGCGCTCTGCCCCGGTGGCGTCCTGCATCATGTCCTCGATGTCAGAGATCATGCGCTCACGGCCATCTGTGCGGGAGTAGTGCCCGCGCACATAGTGACGGCCACGGTTGGCGTAGCTGTTGCCCCTGTTGTAACCGTTTCCGGCATCGTGGCCGAAAGTCCCGCGCATGTCAGCTTCCCACTCGCCCGCACGGCTGTACTCGCCGCCCTCGCAGTAGTCCTCGATGCGGTGGATGTCCAGAATGATGTCCACGATCTCGCCGATCATCTCGATATCACCCGGGGAACGGTTCTTTTTGTCGGTCAGCTCCATGAGCTCGTCGCACATTTCGTCCTTCAGATGATTCAGTTTATCCAGCATGACTTTATCTCCTTTCTTATGCTACCCGCTCAACGATCAAATTGATGTTTGCGATGCTGACTACCTGCGTACTGGTGTTTTTGAGCGCCACGGTCACGCAGCAGCCGCGCGGAACCTCGATGAAAGCGGCCACGAAAACGTTGAAGTAATTTTCGACTGCCGCCGGGGTGACAATGGCGGTCGCACTGGTCAGCGACTCACCGCCGACAGCCAGCGCCACGGAAATGGGCCCCACAGTGCCGCCGGTGGGAATGGCGATATTGCCGCCAAAGCTTACCTTGAAGCGGGCCCTGCACTGCCCGCTGGTCATGCCGCGCAAGGTCACAAGGCCGCTTCCCTCACGGTGCACGATACAAGCAGGAGCTTTCACTGCGGTCTCGGTCAGGGGAAGGTTTTCACCCGCCGCCACGATGACGGTGTTGGAGTTGCTAAATTCAGCCATTTTATCGGCTCCTTTCATAGAAAAACGCCGGGGCTTTTGCCCCGGCGCTCTGGTTTGCAAAATCAGCTCAGGGGCTGAACAGACTACAATTTGCAGTCAGTTGCCGTTATTCGGTTAGGCGCAACCGTTGCAGCCGCAACCGTTGCCGCAGTTACCGTACTGGTAAGGTGCAGGAACCTGGAATGCGGGCACGGGGCGCGGATTGTAGTAGGCCAGCTGACCGCTCATGTAGGCCTTGAGCGTTTCGTTCTGGGCTGCCTGAGATGCCGCAAGCTGTGCTGCGAACAGCTGCTGACCCTGCTCAGCGATCTTTGCGTCCTTTGCCTCGATGCGCTGTGCGGTCAGGGCGTCAAGGATGGCGCGGGCGTTTTGGTTCTGGTTGTCGATGATGTCCCGGGTGGTGTTCTGCACCGTGTTCCGGGTCTCGCAGGACTGGGTGGCCAAATTGTAGTTGACGCCCTGAATGGCAGAGCGGTTCTCGCAGCAGCACTCCTGCTGCTGCATCTGCATGGCAAACAGCTGCTGCATGAACGCCGCCTGCTGGTTTGCGCGGCTGATTTCTGCGGACATAAAGCCGTTGTTCACGGTCTGCTGCACGCCGTTGACAAGCTGCGCCTGCTGGTAGAAGCCATCACACATGCCGTTGTTGATACCATCCATCTTGCGCTCGATGTTGGCAAAATCGGAGGTCAGGACGTAGCCGTCAACGACACCGGCACCGGTGTTGCCATTGCCTCCCCAGTTGCCGCCCCAGCCGCCGCAGAAGGCGAACAGGAACAGGATGATGATCCACCATGCGCCATCATTGCCAAAGCCAAAGCCGTTGCCGCCGTTGGTGTTTGCGGGCTGAACAGGCATGGTCAGAACCGCAGAATCGGAAGAAAGAGACATTTTTGTACTCCTTTCGTGTGTTTTAAATGATTTTTATGCTTGAACCGTGGCCACGGTTACGACTTAATGGAGGAACTGCTGAAACTGCTGCGCCATCGCCTGCAGCTGGTTCAGCTGGTTTTGTGACATTTTGCCGGATTGCAGCAGCTTTTGCACCTCTGCTTTCGGGTCGCCTTGAAAGTTTGCACGGAACTGCTGGAACTGCTGCATCATCTGCCCGAACTGACCCATAGGGTTTGGCATGGCGGGCATACCGCCGCCCAGTGCGTTAAAAAGAGGGTTTGCCATACTTATTTGACCTCCGTTTCAGGTTTTGCAGGCTCTTGCTTCTCGAGCGCCGCACAGCGGGCTGCCAGAGCGTCAAACTCTGCTCGGGTGACAAACTCCCCGCCGGGCTGCTGCGCCGTCTGAGGGGGCATTTTTGTCGCCGTGGTGCGTTCCTTGTAGTCAAAGACGCGGAGAGGCAGCGGCATCCCGCTGGCGTCGGTGCTCTTGATGTAAAAAGCGCTGTTTTCGCTGTCCATCAGCAACACGCTGTTGCCTGCGGCGACCATATAGGCTTTTGCGCCCTCTTCTCCCTGCACCCAGATGATGGAGGGCGTAGCCTGTGCTGTCTGGGCTGTCGGCTGCTGCATCATGGGTGACTGATAGCCTGTTCCCTGCCTGAGTTGAGCGAGGTTGTCCGGCATTGGCTGGCCGTAGTATGTCGGCATCTGATACGCATACGGATTGTAAGGCATCGTTTACTCCTCCTTATACCAGTAGTAGATCGGGCATTCTGCGCCACTGTTCCAGCTGTCCCACCACGCGCCGTCGATGACGGTCAGGACGTGGCCGGAGCAGCCCAGTACATACACGCCGCGCGGGTACTCCCGGGCAAAATCTGCTACGGTGTAACAGGTGGTGCAGTCTGCTTCCACCATGCGGCGCTTGTAACCCTGCTTTTGGAGGTACGCGCCCCATGTGCGGTTGGCGCTGGGCATATCGCCGAGGGCGTAGCCGGTGAGAGCCAGCGCAATATACGCCTGCTCCCAGCTCCGGCCGGTGGCCGCAGCTACCGCCCGCACTACGCAGTCCCCGACGCTACTCCCGCGCGGGTTTGGGTTAAACCTGTGCCACATGGCACCCCCTCCCTTTGCGCCCAGTGTACCTTTTTAAACCGCCGGGAGAGGCAACGAAGGTACAACGAAGGACAAAAAAGAAAAGCGCCCACACAGCACAGGGCCGTATGAGCGCTCAAGAATTTGCACGCAATGCGTGTATACTATAGACAGTGAAAGGCACAAAACAAACGGAGGGAACGAAAATGAAAAAGTACGATCTGAAGAGAATCATGAATGACGCTTGGCGTATCATGCGTGCAAACAGCGTCGGCGGTGTTTACCAGCTCGATCTTTCTCAGGCCCTGCGGACGGCTTGGAGCATTGCGAAAAAAGACCGCATCAGAGCAGATCTGTCAGCAGAGATCGTCCGCTCTGGGAAGTATGATTACATCGTAAATGAAAAAAATCTCATGAGCCGGATGGACTTGGTGCGTAAAGCCCTGCAGAATTTAAGGAACGAGGGCGAAAAAATCCGCGCTGCCTATCGCAACGGACTCACGAGCAAATCGGAGTTTGATGAATACTGCTTTTTTAAAAGCCCTGCCGAAAGCAATGTCCTCATTGTGCTCAAGAACTCTTGCAAAGCCACTCGCGTCGAATGGAATCCTTCTTGGGTTTACAAAATGGGCCCGCTTCCGGAAGAAGAATTTTAAGAGGTAATCACATGAAAAACTTTTTTGAAGTAAAAAAGAAAATTGTCCTTGCAGGCAACAGCCGCATCTTTAAGGACTGGGCAGCCCACTCCACCATCACGATGGACGAGTTTGTCTCTGCGCTCCAGTGGGTGTGTGAGGACGCATTGGACGAAAACGGCAAGCTCACCCGGGAGATCGCGCTCGCTCCTGACCGCATCGTAAAACTGCGCCGTTCCAATAACCGCTTCGGCATGACCGCTTTCTATGAATATCCCCGCGACAACGGAGGCGACGGAAATCTCGGCTCTCTCTGGAGCGGTGAGATGTTCCCGGACGGCTTTATCCGCAAAATCAGTGTTTCCGCAAAAGACCGCATTTGAAAGGAGAAGACTATGTATACTACCGCAGAACTGTTCGCTATCGCAACCGACCCGGAAACATCCCGGGCGGCGTTCCTCAACAATGTCACCCTCAGCATCCCGGATGATGCCGACGGTTGCATCGATCTGGACGCCGAAAAGACAAAGCTGTCCCGCATCTGGGATTTAGCTCGTCTTCCAATGCGAGAGCTTGTAGCCCGCACTGGCCTGTCGCAGACCGCTTTTGCAAAGCAGGCAGGCGTCCCGCGGCGCACTGTGCAGGACTGGTGCGGTGAAAAGCGTGCGTGCCCCACATACGTCAGGTTTTTGCTGGCGGAGCATTACGGCCTTCTGTGAGGCAGCTGCTATGACTAAGACTAAAATTTCTCCAGGAAACCGTTTCGGTCACTGGACGGTGCTGGCTCCCTCAAAGGAGCGGCCCTACTACTTCACCTGCCGCTGTGACTGCGGCACCGTCAAGGATGTGTACCGCAGTAGCCTGCTGCAAGGCACCAGCACCCAGTGCCCGGCCTGCGCCTTCTCCGCCATCAGCGACGGCCTTCACCGCTCCGTCCGGGAAAAGGCCGCAGCCGACCTTCTTGCATCCCAGCAGCGTTACACGGGCCAGACCGTCAACGGCTGGCGAATCCTTGAAGTTCTTCCGGCGCAGGGTCCACGCAGCGGCTTCTGCTGCACGGCGGTATGCCCCAAGTGCGGCAAACCCACCGTCACTCGCCTCAGCAGAATCCGGCAGTCCTCGCCCATCCGACAGTGCGCCGCCTGCACCCGTGACATAAAGAAGAAGTCGGACGCAATCCACAGCACCGCATGGGCTGACGGTTCCAGTCTTGTTTCCGTCAAAAGCCGCATGAGTGGAGCAACCAACCGAAACTCAACCACGGGTGCAAACGGCGTTTCCCGTCTGGCAGATGGCCGGTATAGGGCATACGTCAACTTCAAGCGAAAGCAGGTCTTTCTTGGCAAATTTTCAGCTCTTGAGGATGCCGTGGCGGCTCGTAAAGCCGCAGAGCAGCTCATATATGGCGAGTACCTTGACCAGCATGAAGGATGGGAAGAGGAGCTAAAAGAAAAGCTGAAAGAGCTGAAAGACAAAAAATAGCATAACCCCCCGATGCTCCAAACGGAACACCGGGGGGTTATGCTGCCAAAACGGCAAAATCTAAAATCAAGAGCGGAACCGCCCACAGGCAATGCCGCTCTCTACAAAGGCCGCAGCCTTTCAAATATCCACCCTCTTGTGCTTCTGCGAGAGGCCGGACGGATTTGTTGAGATTATTATACCACAATTCGTGCAAAAAGAAAAGCGGCAGACCCGAAAGCCTGCCGCTTCAATGCGTTTCGTGAGAAATCGCACCCAATTAAAATTATGATATCACACATCCAGCATTTTTTCAATGCCTTTCAGCCGGTAGCCTATCGCCGTCCGGCTGTAGTGTGTCTGTGCTGCAATGTCCGGCAGTGGAAGCCGCTCAACGTACCGCAGTAAGGCTATCTTACGGTCAACCCTCCCAAGCGGTGCGCTTTTGATGGTGGCGGTCATCTGTTGTCGGTCAAGTCCTTGCAGCGCAGCAGGCAGCACCACACGAGCCGCCGCCACAGGCAGCACCGAGCCAGAAAGGCTGCGGCAACTGTCCGGCGTTGCGCACCATATTGCCAATGCTGGCAAAATGGTGACAAAACGTCACCATTTTGTTGACATTGCCGAGATGGTATGTTTTCGTGAGGTCACGAAATTGTTCTTGTGCGGCGAACATCTCGGTGACGTCACCGAGATGGCGGTATGTAGTGCTTGCCATGATATCCTCCTTACTGTGTGATTTCCTCAGCGGTCGCCTTGTCCTTTGCATCCAGCGCGTCGTAGTACGCCTGCGCCAGAGCTTCCACCTCTGCGATGTCGTCCTCCGTCAGCAGGCCGCTGTCCAAATGGACATACGTCCTGTCCAGCCAGTATGCCACATCACGCCCTGCGGCGATTTCCCGCTTGATGGAGCGCAGGGTCAGGTCATGCCGGGCTTTGGATTTAACTGCCATAAGTACCTCCTTATGTGGTAGTCATGGACGCAATGGCGTCCTCAAGATTTTTGACGACGAGATTTACGTCCCTCTGATACTCCAGCTTGACCCCCGCACCGTCACCCGCCTGCACCACCGTGTCAGGCCCGTACGCGGTGAGGGCTTTGTAGGCGGCGATTTCGTCAGGAGTGAGCGGTTTTTCGATGGGGGTGGCGAGTTGATACACAAAATCAACGTCAATAGCTAAGGCAAGCAGCTCTTCTCCTGTGTAAAAACTGCCATCCGATTTTGGCACGTTTTTCAAATATAGAAAACGGTCGTTAACGCAAGAAGCCCACGATGTGAAAGGGGTTACCGATATAATGCAGTCAAAATCGCCACTCTTTCCATTACCGCTAAATGGTATACGTAGGCGATGTATTTCTTCAGGAGTGCCGTTTTTTGTGTTAACTTGCGTTTTCCCGATCCTCTGCACCTTTACACCCCTTTCTAAGTCCACCTCGTCGCACACCCACTGCTGGCCCTGCGGGTCAATGTAGTTGCCGCCAGAGGTGACAGGGATGCCGGGGAGACCAGTGGGAGTGGGGAGCGTGAGGAGCTGCTCACGGTAGGGTTCATAATCGGGGGATGATGCGTTCCATGTCAGGCACACGTTTTCACTGGCCGTATTGGACATCAGATACTGAAACTTTGTTAAGTCAACCGGACGCGTTGTATGGTATTCATCCTTACCCTCATCAATACCAAACCAAAATTGGTTGTTGTTCTTGTCAAAGAATAAAATGTTTCCGCCTTGCGAAACTAAATCGCCTTTGAATACTAAAGTTATCGGCGTGTTTTTCTTGACAAAGCACTCAACAACGTCAGTATATTTCAGGTTGGGCGGCATACGATTTTTTCCCCGTCACCTTCACCGTCAAACTCCCGCCGTCGCCCGCGCTCACGATAGGCACAGGTGCATCCGGCGTGGGTGTGCCGTCCTGCGTGCTCCGACCGTACACGGTCAGGCCGCACAGGGGCGCAGCGAAAGCGTCGTCAACGCTGAGCGGGTTGCCTAGCTCACTGCCTGTGAGGACGTTCTGCCGGGCCTTGACTGCGCTGATCGCTTCATCCGTTTCGACCTTTTGCGCGTCCAGTTCCTTGACCTTCTGCACGGTAGTCTGGTAGTCCTCGGGAATCGATGTAAGCACTTCCGCACCGGCTTTTTTCACTGCGGTGGTTGCGGACGCCTGCTCCGCCTGTACAGCCTGCGTAGCGGTGTCCTGAGCATCAGTCACGGCGTCAAGGGCTTTTCCCTTAGCGCTTTCTACTGCAGTGGTGGCAGAAGTCTGCTTCGTGTCCAATGCTTTTAGGGCATCAGTTTTTGCAGAGCTGATTTTATCCAGCGCGTCAGTGCTGGCACTTTCAGTCTGCTGCTGTGCGGTTTCGGCACGGGTCGCTGCCGCCTCCGCGCGCTGTTGTCCCTGAACAGCTGTAGAAGCGGAGGCATCGGCCTTTGTGGCGCTCCCTTGTGCAGCTGCTGCATTGCTTTCGGCGGCCTGTTGGCTCGCAGCAGCCTTAGTGGCGCTGTTTTGAGCTTCAGACGCGCTGTCCGCTGCCTGTCCTGCGAGTTGAGATGCTGTAACTTGTGCACGCGCAGCATTTTCGGCTGATACATTGGCATTACTTGCAGCAGCACTGGACTTAGCTGCGCTCTGGCTGGCACTGCCCGCACTGGTGGCGGCTTCACTGGCGGCGGTCTGAGCGGCTTCTGTAGAGGCTTCCACCTGCTGGAGAGCCTTGTCCCGGGCCGTGTCCACAGCCTGCGTGGCGGTGGTCTGCTTGTCACCGATGGCTTTCAGTGCGTCCTCTTTGGCGGTGATGGTGTCAGAGAGGGCCTGCCCGGCCTTTTTGGCAGATGCGCCAGCTTGCTGTGCTGCCGTCTGTGCATCGTTTTTCGCCTGCTCTGCGGCGGTGGCATCGGCGTGGACGGCATCCACCAGCTGCTGCCATGCAGGGGTGCCCGGCTCCGGTTCTGTGCCGTCCTCTGTGCCGGAGTTGGCGCTGACACGATACCGCAGGTCTGCGCTGGTCATCACCTTTGCGCCGTCGCTGCCCTCAAAGGTGATGCACCCGTTTCCGGGCTGTGCGGTCACGCTGGCGGGCACGTCCACATAGCCGCCCACTACCAGCGAGGATGCCGGGTCTTTGCCGTCCGGGACGTGCCAGAAGCAGCGGATAGCCAGCCCTGCCCACTCGCCGGTTGCATCGACGTGCAGCCTGTACACGCCCCGGTTCCTGGTGTAGCCAAAGCGCACCAGCTGCTCATAGCCCGGCACTTTGACGACGCCATTGGATGCAAGAGATACGCTCTGCTCGATCATAAATTACTCCTTGTTGATGGTAGGTTTCTTTTCTGCCAGTGCCTTTTTCATCATGCTGACAGCTTTTTCGATCACGCTGTCCAGCACTTCATCCGTGATAAAAGGCTTCAGCCAGTCCGGCAGTGCGCCGCGCAGCGCGGCAAAGACCTGCGCCTTTTTCTTTGCGCCCTGACCGCTGCCCATGATGCTGTCCTCGGCGATGGTCACGAGCTCCAGTGCCCACTGCTTAACGTACTGCTTGTAGCCCAGCCGGATGGCACCAACAGCCAGCGCGGCAAAGCCGATGAACATCAGCACCAGTGCGATGGGTGCGGGGATAAAATTAAAGATCGCTTCCATGATTTGTTACTCCTTTCAGCAGGTAGTTGTTGATATCAGATTTGCTTTTTTGCATACCTTCGCGGTTATTGCCGGACAGTTGCGCATCCAGAAGGTTCTGCACGCCAACAAGGACGAGGCGCATTTCTTCATCGATGCCGTCAAAGCGCGTCAAATCGCGTCTAAGGGCCGCGGCGTGCTGCGTGGAAACAGCTTCTACCGCAGACAGTCGCTTTTCAATGGTGTCAATGCGCTTGTTCTGCGCATCGTCGGGGGCCTGTGCCTTTTTGATGTACTTGTGGATGATGTCCAGCACCTTGTCGATGGTGATGGCCGCAGCGCACAGGCTACCCAGGATGCCCAGCACCCACAGTAAAGCTTCTTTTTCGCTCATTTACCCTCCCGGAGACGGGTCAGGCCCTTCTTGCTGATGATACCCGCATAGTCCTTGTATGCGTGGCTCATGTCCACGTTGGTGGTCTTGCCCGGAATGGCATCCACAACGCCCGGGATATGCGCCTTGCTGGTGTACTGCCACATGCCAAAGGCAAACGCCGTTTTAGGCTTATCCTCTGGCTTGGTCTTGCGCTGGTCTTTGGGGTATCTCGCCAGCCACACGTCGTAAGGCTTCAGGGCCGCGCCGCCCATGTACAGGAAGGTGCTGCCGAACCACAGGCCGGTGTACAGCATGGCGTACACGCCCCAGCTTTCCACCGTGCTCAGCATGTGAGCCGTCAGGTCGGTCAGCGCGGCCTTGCCCAGCGGCTTCTGCACCTCGTCCTCGATGTCCACCGCCACAGGCAGCTCAAAGCTCCGGCCGGTGAGCAGCTTCTTGAAGTAGGCCAGCTCCTTGTCGGCCTGCTCCCGGTTGACCGCTTTAAAGTAGCCATACACGCCGCAGGGAATGCCCAGCCGCTTGCACTCGCTGTAATTGCGGGCAAACTGCGGGTCAGTGTAGGGGGCACTGGGCCTGCCCGCTGCGCTGTTGCCCATGGCGCGAATCATTACGCCGTCCACTTTTCCGCTTGCCTTGACCTTCTCCCAGTTGATTGCGCCCTGATGCCGGGACACGTCCATGATTTCAGCCATAGCGTCCTCCTTACTGCGTGATTTCCTCAAAGCCGCTCTTGATAAGAATCGCCTTGACCTTCTCCTTCAGCAGGCGGGGGCAGCGCTCATACAGGGCCTTTGCCTCCTCCATAGTCTCAGCAGACATGATCTCCTGTGCCCATAACATCGCCATCATAAATACCATCCTTTCGATTCTTTGTGTGATTTTATGCATAAACAATCTCGCTCATTTCAAGCAAGCACTGTTTCAACATCTCGTTATCTTTTTGCAGTGCCGCCACCGTGTCCGGCAGCTTTTCCCGCTCCTGCTGCCTTTTGCGGGCTTCTTCCTGCGCGGCCAGCTGGTCGGCGGTATAGCGGATATACCTTTTAATGGGCAGCTGCTCGGTCCATGCGGGCTTTGCCGGTACGCCCGGCACATCCACCACCCGCCGCACGTCTTTGCCGCCGCTGGGGTATTCGGCCACTGTCTCGTAGTGGGCAACCTCGGCCACAGCCTCCTGCGCCGGGTGCTCCAGCGGCTGGGTGTCGTCGGTCAGGTAGCCCAGCGTCAGGTCCGGGTTTTCCACGACCGCGCCGGTCTCGTCAAGAATTTTCATAAGTCAAAACCTCCTTTCAGGCCACACGGTGCCAGATGTGCACATAGTAGGCGGCGGGCTGCACGGTGCTGCTGCGGCCGTAGATGGCGTTGGACTTGGAAGCGTCCAAATTGAAATTGGATGAACTGACTCCATCCGTACGATAATCTGTTCCGCGATTGCCTAATCCAACGGTAGCCGCAGTGAACGAGAACTTGATGTTGGGCAGACCTGCCTCAACAGTAGTGCCTGCCGCGTGGGTTCTGGATGCACCCATCAGAACCCGCTCGGACGCGATCTCCTCCCAGCTGCCGCCGAACAGTGCGGCGGGGCTGGTGGCATCTTCCGAAATCCAAAACTTGATTTTGGCATGGTCTTCTGCCAGAGCGTCCGCGATCAAGGTCTTTACAGCGTCTGCGCTTATCACGCCTTTCAGAGTGTCACCAACGGCCTTTGCATCAGCCGGGGCTCCTTCAACAGATAGCGTCTTGTCGGTGCTCACGATGGCCGCAGCCCTGTCTGCGTCGGCCTTGGCAGAAGCGGCAGCTTTTTCCGATCTATCTGCGTCTGTGGACGCTGCCTGTGCGCTGCCGGCTGCGCTGGTGGCGGCGGTCTGGGCGGTGCTTTTGCTTTCTGCAGCTGCTACGGCCTTTTCCGTTGCGGTGCTGGCTGCTCCGGTGGCGGTCTGAGCGGCCTGCAAAGCAGCCTGCTGCTGGCCTGTCACTTCCTCGGCGTACTGCTTGACGTACTCCATGCCCTGCGCGATGTCCTCGCGGACTTCCACGCCGCGTTCTGCGGTGCGGACGCCTGCAATTGCTTCGTCAAAGGTCTTGTCCATAAATCTCTCCTTTCTCAGCCCTTGAGCGCCCGGCTCAGGTCGTAAGCATCAGACGCCTTGCGGGCAGTCAGAGACTGCAGATCGCTGAGACTGGAAAACTCGGTGCCGATGGTAAACTCCTTTTTGTCCGGTGCATCCAGTGGCTCCACCAGCTTTGAGCACAGCAGCCACGTATCCACGCCGTGGGCCGCAGAAAAGATATGCGTCTGCTTCCCGACGGCAATTCGGTCGATATCAACGCCCGCGTCTTTCAGATCCACGGCCTTCACGGTCATGCCGTTCAGGTACCGCAGATTTTTTGCCAGCTCTTCCTCTGCGGCATCCAGCAATGACTGGTAGCTGTTGTAGTTGCCCTCGACCTGGATCACTTTGGTGATGATGCCGTAGATCTTTTGCGCCTTGAAGTCGTTGGCTGTCTGGGAGATGATGCTCTGGATATCCACAAAGGGCCACGTTTTTTCGGTTTTTGTACCAAAGGCGATGACCCGCGTGCAGATATCCTCGGCTTTGGTGTAGCTGTCCAGATCTAACATGTTGACCCCAAAGGCGATAGTCTGGGGGTTCTTGTCCGTGATCTTCTGCAGATAGTCCAGATAGCGGCGCGGGTGGCCGTCTGCATCGGTGCCGTGGCGCACCATGAGATACCCGTCATACTTGTCTGTGAGCTCGTTTTGCAGGATGTCCAGCGTTTTGCCGAAATTTTTGCCATCTCCGAAGCTGTAAGTGGGTTCTTTGGTGTCAAAAGCAAAGCGGCTGTCAGCCTTACCGTTGATTGCAAGACTGTACGAGCCGCCTTTTTCGGTGATCTTGTAGGTGCTGGACTCGGACGCCTTTGTGATGTCGTAGATGGAGTATGTGCCAAAGTCCTTGTTACTGATCGGGCAGGAGACGTATGCTTTTGCAACGCTGACGTTTGCATTCCACGTCTTGCCGTCCGCGTAGGCCACGGGGTACCGGACGCGGAAATTGTTTTCACCGATGCGGGAGAGTACATAGCCACCAGACATGCGTTCTGCGTTGAGCTCCCAGCTCAGGCAGGAAGCTTTCATCTGCGAGTCGACGCTCGACTGCTCGACCTCTTCGCTCCACAGCACCGCGCCGTTGATGGGGTTATAGATCGTGTAGTGCTGGATATAGTCGTCATCGTCGTCATAGTGATAGCCGGTCTTCTCCACCTTGAGCCCGTCAATGTAGGGCACCACCATAGGAGTGTCCATCTGCACCTTGCCGGGGGTGAAAGCCTTGTAAGCGTCCACCTGTGCGTTGTGATTGGCACAGACCCACTCCAGAAACTGAGAAAAGCTCACGTTTCCGGCGCTGTAAGGCGCGGCACCGCTATCGTTGAGGTAGGCCATTTCGCCCTCGCAGTAGACTTTCTGACGCACCAGAAAATCCTGCTCGTGGCTCATAACGCGGCCTTGCCAGATCTGCCTCCAGATCTCTTTGCCGTCCTTTTGCTTGTCGCCCTGCTGCACCTCCACCACCGTCATGAGCTTTTGGAGCGTGGAGTGCGCCACATTGCCCAGCGGCAGAGTAAATTCCAGAGAACCGGCCTTGCCCACCTCGCGGGTCAGTGTGGGGCTGATGAGCTTTTTGGTGTCGGTGATGTCCCCGGGGTCGTGGATGCAGGCTTTGGTCACCCACGTGTCAACGCCGGACTGGGTGCCGGCATAGATCTTGTAACTCATAGGCTCGCCCCCAGATACTTGATACTGATGCTGCAGTCCGCAGACGCAGAGAAAACAAGGGTTCCCACCACACCGTCCGGCATGGTAAGGCCCTCAATGTACTGCCAGTCGGTGGACTTGGCCAGAATGCCTACCTCAAAGCCGTTGAGAGACACCGCGATGTCTGCGGCGGTCTCGCTGCGCTGGAAGTAAATACCGGCCGCACGCGGGGCACCGGTGATGGACACCTCTTTATCCTCGCCCGCCTTGAGCGGGATGTCCGTGTAGTTGCGCACAATGTCCGTTTCAAAGTTGAAGTCATCCCACAGCCAATCGTTAGAGCCATCGTAGATGCTGCGCTTGAAGGGGTTGCAGGTGCCGGTGATGGTAAAGGTGCTGGAAAGCCGGTCGCGGGACGGTGAGACTTTCCACAGCCCTTCCCAGTACCACGCGGGATCCTCGTCGAACTTACACCGCAGCCACTTGCCGTGGATGGCGTTGGCGATGGTGCTTTCGATGCCGGGCCACTTGCTTTTCGGGGCATTGCAGAGCAGCTCCATGGTGATGGTTCGCTTTTTATAGTGCACCTTGCCGTTATCCCATATGGTAAGGTTGAGCAGGGTATCCGATCCGGTGACCTGTACAAGGTACTCATCCACCTCGGCAGCGCCGATCTTGGGGCTGCCCACCTTGAGATACAGCCCCCAGTCTTTCAGGGTGTGGCAGTCCCCAATTTTTGCGCCCAGAAGCTTAGCCATTACACACCCCTCGCTTTCCGTGTCACCGTCACGCCGATGCGTGCATCCACGTTGGTCGCCATGCGGGGCGACAGCACGCCCACCAGCTCACCGGAGTCCATGACCACCTGACCCTTGCCGATGTCCGGTAGATGCTCGTCCAGCATCCCTTCAATGCGTTCCAGAATGCTGGTCTGCCGGTCAACGATGGACTGCTGGCCGGTAACGCGGTACTGCAGGGCCGCGCGGGTGGAGAAGGTGCCCAGACTGTCATACACGCCGGTCTTGTCAAAGGGGCTCTGGTAGTGGCTGACGGCGGTGTCTTCCTTCTTGTTTTTGTTCATCCACGCGGCAATGCCGATGCCGCCAGCGACTGCGCCCACGCCCAGGATTAGGGCAAGGACGGGGTTTGCTGCCACAAAGGACACGATGCCACCCAGTGCAGAGGTGATGCCGCCTGCCATGCCGGAAAAGTCCTGCACGATGCTGCCCAGAGTGCCGCCCACGCCGCCGGAGCCTGCAAGGCCGTTGACAATCTCACCAAAAGCCTTGACCGAATTGGTCACACCGTCAATATCGGATTTTACCCCGCCGTCAGAAAAAAGCTTCTGGAAGATATCAAATGCCTTGCTGATACCGCCGCTAAAGTAGCCCTCATTGACTGCAGTCGCCGCGTCCGCAAGCCACTTAGAGATCACGTCACGCTGTCCCTGCGACACCTCGCCCCAGATCAGATTGACAAAATCCAGCCCAAGACTTGCCCAGTCGCCGTTTTTGGCGTCTTTGAAGGCGTTCTTTACCAGCCCGAAAATGCCCTTATCCAGCTGGCCGGAAGCCTCGCTCAGCTGCTGGTCAATACGGCTCTGGGTACCCTTTACGCTCTTGTCGATAAGAGTAGAGGTCTCGTTCACCTTGTCTTGAACGCCGTCGATGTAGGTGATGATCTTCTCGTAGGTCTCCGCGCCGTTCTCGCCGACGCGCTGGCCGGTCTCTGTGACGGTCTTCTTGATATGCTCGCTGCCGTCCGCGTACTTCTCCACCGCCTGCTGCACCTTTGTGGTGATGCCGTCAAAGGTGGTCTCGGAAACGTTGGTAAAGGTGCCCAGCAGCGTTTTTGACATGTCGTCATAGGTCTTTGTGACCTTTGTGACCGTGCCGTTGACTTTGGTCTCGACCTGTTTAAAGGTCGTAGCAACACCGTTCACCATCTCCTTGCCGGTCGTGGTGGTGGTCTCGGTGATGCGGTCTTTGATCTTGCCCGCGCTGTCCTTGACCTTTTCGGTGAGGGTCTGGATGTTGGTGGTCACAGTGCCCAGCGCATTCTGCGCGGTGGTTGTAGCCGTGCTGGAGATGGACGAAATGACCGTTTCGGTGGTGGACCTGGAGCCGGAGGATCTGGATTTTTTGCCGCCGGAGGAGCCGCCGCCACCGCCTGTGGTAACGATGGAGCTGCTGTTGGTTTCTTTTATTCCGTACTGCTTTTTCAGACGCTCGCCGTATTGCTTCCAGTAGCTATCATCCTTCGTCCCGGCGTTTTTGTTTCCCAGATATTCGTTGTATGCCTTCTTGTAGGCGGTTCCGCTTTGTCCCGTTGGGTCAAAAAAAGCTTTCCATTCGCTCAAATCGCCACTGGCCATTGCTTTGACTTGCGCAGCGATTCCGGCAAATGTAGCCCCAACACGCTTGCCTACCTCTTCCAAACCTGTCAGCTTCAAAATAAGGCCTTCCCAGCCGTCCGTTTTGTAAGCTTCCTGCGCTGCGACGGCCATGTCATTCAGCTTGCCAATCGCAACGCCGATTCCGCTGCTCAAGTCAGCTGTCATAAGACCGGCCAGCTGCTTCACATTGTCCTTCAGGGTGGACACGCGGCCATTCATGGTCTGGCTCTGGGTGTCCATGCTGTTGTAGTAACGCCCGCCCTCTTCGGATGCGGCCTGCAGGGCCTGCGTCAGCAGATCATAACTGATGGTCATGTTCTGCACTTCGGCGGTGGACTTGCCTGTGTAGTCGGCCAGAATGCCGTATACGTCAATGCCGGCATAGGCAAACTGCTTGATGTCGGCCGTTGTAGCCTTGCCGGTGTTGGCGATCTGCTGCAGGTTCTGCGCCATGCGGTTCAGCTCGTCGTTGCCGCCGCCGGTCGCAGAGACCGCGTCGCCCAGTGCCATGATGGTACTGCGGGCATAGGAAGCGTTCTCGCCTGCAGAGATCAGGTACTGGTTCGCCTTTGTCAGGGACTCGACATCAAACGGGGTTTTTGCCGCGTCTTCCTGAATCTGGCTCATGACCTGCTGGGCGGCTTCCGCACTGCCCAGCATATTGGTAAAGCCGGTGGTGTATTTCTCGATCTGGGCGTTGTACTCGATGCCGGAAGAGATGAATCCCTCTGCGGCGCTGAGCGCAGCGGAGCCGAGCTTCGAGAAAACGTTCGCCATGACCGTGCCCTGCGCAATGGCACCGGCCAGAGACTTGCTGGACCCCGATGCGGCATCCCCAAAGCTGTTCATGTACCCTTCTGCCGTCCTCAGCCCCTGTGCCGTGGTATTGAGCTGGGCCTGAGCTTCTTTCAGCTTCTGGGCAAATTCCTTGGTTTTTTCGGAGGTTTCCCCGGTCTCTTTCCGTGATTTCTGGTAGGCTGCCGTAAGGTGAATGACCTCACTGTACAGCCGGCTATAATCCTTCATCATGGTGGAGACGGCGGCCTTAGTCTGAGACTTCGCCTCTTCCACGCCCTGCCGGTAGGCGCTGTCGTCCAGCCCGAGGGTTGCGCTCAATTCAAAAAGTTTCAGGTTCCATCACCCCCGTTCAAGCCATTTTTAATGCGTGCTATCACTTCATCAGCGGACGTCTGGGGCGGCTGGGGGCGGTTTTCCACAAGCCCGGCCACCATGTCGTACCACCGCTCTTCCGCGCCTATAAGGTGCGCCAGAGCGTCCGTCATGTACGCCTGATAGCTGAGCGTGATGCGCTCTTGCCGCAAAGTGTTCAGGCAGTGCTGCAAAATGTACGGCCTGCCAAACAGCCGCAGCGCGTCCGGGCTGATGGAAGAAATCAGGCGTCTGTACCCGCCAGCACCAACGGCAGACACCAGAGCAAAAAATCCATCACATCATCGTTGTTCAGCAGCTCTTTCACCGCGCGCATCTTCTTGAACGGGCCGATATTTTCAACCACCCCGTTTTCATCCACGTCCGGCTCATAGAGCAGCGGAAGCAGCTTTGCGGTGGCAGCGGCATTGTCGAACAGCAAGCTTTTTGCCATAGCCTGAATATTCTTTTTTGCCTGCTCCTTCTTCTTCTGTTCCAGCTCCTCCTGCGTTTCCTCGCCGGTCAGGACCGGCAGAACCTTGCGCAGCTCCATGATCTTGGATTTTTCCAAGACCTCCTCTGCCACATCGGCGATCTGCCAGCAGTGGCGCAGAAACTCTTCATCGGGCAGCTCTGTCAAAAATTTCATACGGTGTCCTCCTTATGCTGCGGCCTTGGGGCTGTAGTACCACTCCATAGGCACGGTGTCGTCGCCCATCCGTGGGCAGCCGGTCAGAGTGATGGACAAATTGCCCTTGCCTTTGTCGGTGGTCTTGAGGGAAAGACCGCCGGTGGAGAGTGCATTCATCAGCTTGACGGCCACAAAGCCGCCGTCGATGGTGTCGCCGACCCACCAGATGTCCTTGAAGTCGCCGGTGCTGGCTGTCGGATCCAGCGTCATGCGGGGTGTGACTTTCTTTTCACTCACATCCGCTGCACCCAGTGCCAGCTTGATAACGTCAGTTGTGACGTTCAGGGCTGTAAAGGCCAGCGTGCAGTCGTAGTCCTCGATCTGCATCAGTTCTGCGGTGTTTTTTTGGCAGTTGTCCACATCATCGCCAAGGTCGGTGATGTTGGGCTTGCACTCTGCCGTCACACCGCCGGAGGTGGCGCAGATGATGTCTGCGTCCTGGATCTCGGTCGTGCCGGTCGGGTCAAACTTGTTCAGCACGACACCGGCATTGATCTGCATGGACTTGAATGCTTCTGCGCTGATCTTGGTAAACTTTCTTGCCATATTGCTCCTTACTCGCAAAATTGCGTGATTTCAAAATTGAGATATTCGCACAGATACCCTTCAGGCGGGTTGTCGAGGGGCTGTGCCCATGGGGTGCCTTTTTGCAAAAGAATAGCGCCGCCCTCACAGGAAAGCGTTGTGCTGTCCTCGAGGGCCGCGCTGATCGTATCCTCGGTTTGCAGGATGGGGGCTCTGCCGCCCTTGCTGGGGTACCACAGCCGGGCGTGGAAGGATTCCGTTTCGTCCCACCCGCCGGGGATGGTGGGCTTGTAGGTCAGATAGGGCAGGGAAGCGGCAGGCGGGATGTTATCCTCCAGATAACCCGGGATGCCAAAGCCGTTGAAGAACGTATTCAGCGCCCGGTTGATGCTCTCAGACGGCCCCATTACGGTAGCACCGCCTTTTTGCACTTGACGGCTCGCAGTCCCATGCCGGATTCCGGCGGGGCTTTGCCCTCATCTGCCGTGCTGGTGATCTGGAAGGTCTGACCATCACTTACCCGCTTGATGTAGTCCGGGAAGGCCAGCGGAACACCGGTGCCAACAAGCAGCGTGTAGGTAGATGCCGTGTCGGCCTGCTCTGCCACCTGTGCCTCCACGGTGGTGTCGTGGCGCTCCACGGCCTCAAACTCGGGGCCGTCCGTCCAGCCGGACACAAAGCCGCCCACGCCGTCCGGCTCATAGCTGCGGGTCTGAAAACGGTATTTTTGGGTAAAGCTCTGCATCACGGTGGATGCAGTGAACGCGTTGACCATGTCACATCTTCCTCCAATGATTGATTTCGGATTTATAGCGGGTCTTTCCGTCTGCGGGCAGGCCGTCCGTGCCTGTAGCCATCGTGCCGGACCAGCCGGCAAAGGACTGGGACACATACACGCCGCCGGACGGCAGCGCCTTGTCGTATGCATCGATTTTTTCGGCCAGCGCCACAAAAGCAGGCGGCACGCGCATAGGCTGCACCGTCCCGGTGAAGGTCTCGGCAGTCAGATCACCGTCCCCGGCCTTGTGCACGCCGTCATTGAAGATGGATCCGCACACGAGGAAATACTGCCCCGGGACTACCCCGGCTGGGACGGTATCCGGCTCAAAGGCAAACTCCCCGGCAATAGGATCATCTGCCCGGTCAAAAAAATTGTGCGTGTAAACGCACAGCTCGGGGACGGTCATGCAAAGTCACCTCCGAATTTTTAGCCCAGAGAAAGCATCTGGCCGATGCGGATGTTCTCCAGCTTCATGCGGCGTTCCCAGTTGGCCTTTGCACCCAGCTCGGTGTCGTTGGGGGACGCTTCGGCAACGTTGTCCACCTTGAAGCTCATGCCGTTGGGGTGAATAACACGGCCCTCTTTGGTGTACAGCTTCTGGACACCGGCCTTGCTCTCGGGGTCGTAGTCGGTGTAGTAGGGCTTCTCGTAGTTGGTCTTACGGCAGCCCACAAAAGAGCCTTCACCCAGAACATAGGTCTTGTATGCAGTCGTGGCCTTGCCGCCGTTGATGGAAGCATCGGTGATGGATGCGGAAGTGACGGCGTTGTTTACGATCACGACCATCCCACCGATGCGTGCCAGCGGAGAAGCCTGAGACAGAGCGCCCGGAGTGGTGTACTTTTCAAACTCGACGAGATTTGCTGCCTGATACTTTGCAAAGACAGTGGAATGCATGATGAGCAGGCCCCCGCTCATTGCGTGGTCGCCGAAAGCGGCTTCCTGCGCATAGATCAGGGATTCCGGCGTAACTTTGCCATCGCCAACCTTGGTGATGTCGTAGATGTGCTTCTTGAGATCGGTGGTAGACAGCACAGCGTCCGTGATGGTCATAAGCACATTCTGCCAGACCTGCTGATAGTAGTGTGTGACCTGATTTGCGATGTGCTGCATCGGGTTTGCGCCAGTCAGCTCTTTGGTGAAGTCCTGAGACTTCCACGCCTTCATGCGCTGGATGAGCATGGTGGTCTGCTTGTTTCCAGTGACCTCAGTGGGGGTGTTGTCGGTCTTGCCGTCGTTGTTCAGGGGCTTATCCGCCGTGGCGTCCAGCTCGGTGTAGAACGGGATGGTGGCAACGTTGCCCTTTTCACCGATCAGACCCATGATAGAGGGGTCGTCCTTGATAATGCCGGAGGCCTCGATGCTGGTGTCGATGGTGTTCTGCTCGGCCATGTAGTCGCCGAACACCTCAACGTCAAAGTCGAAGCCGCCAAAAGTGCCAGTCTGTGCCATATAATAGCCTCACTTTCTTACTTTGCCCGGAGCTGCTGGTACAGTTCAGGGTTGCTGTTCTTGAGCTTGATGCGATCATCAAGGCTCATCTTTTTGAAATCCTCGGGAGAAGTCCCGGCGTAACTGGTGGGCGGAGTGTCCACCTTCGCGCCGGTGGTTTTGGTGGTGGCGATCTTGCCGCCCCAAGTGGTTTTGATGCTGGAAAGCTGCTTTTCGGCGTCTTTTACCTTGCCATCGGCGTCCAGTTCCAGCCCGGCGGCGAACTCGTCGCCCTTCTTGGAGTCGTCGGCAATGTCGTCGATGTACTTTTCCAGCACGCCCGCCTGCTTGAGCAGCTGCTTAAATGCAGCGGTCTTGGCCGCCTTGCTGGCTGCTGCTGTCTGCTGGGCCTTGTAGTCGGTCAGGGACTTCTCGGCGGCTTCTTTTTCAGCCTTTGCGCTCTCGGCTGCTTTTTCCGCCTTTTCCGCACGCTGGATTGCTTCGTCCTTTTCATCCATAAGCCCATTTACGATTTCATGGTGAAGCGTCTGAAGCTGATTCACTTTGTCCTTGATGGAAAGCTCCTCGTTTTCCAGAATCGGACGAATGCTTTTGTTGTCGAATGCCATTGGTGATCCTTTCTCTCCATGTACGGAGTGCCATGTACGGCAGTAAGGTGTTTTCTCGGTCATGTACGCCGATATGGTGCCGCCTGTGGGGCTTGAACCCACGGCCCCCGGATTACAAATCCGGCGCTCTGCCAGACTGAGCTAAAACGGCATAAAAAAGCGGCTGACGCTGTGCGCCAACCGCTGAGTATTTAGTTTTTGCGTGCAACTTTGGTGATACATTCGACCGCCCAAAACTTCGCTTCCTGTAATTTTGTCATGCACAGACTTTTTTCTCGGCTTTCAGGAAGTGCGTCAAGCTGCGTTGCAAGCTCAAGGAAAAGGTCTTCTGCCTCGCAGTGCGCAGTTTTCACATCATCGGGCAGGAACTTTTCTTTTGGTGTTTTGAACATTTTCTCCAAATTCATGAATTATACCTCCTTGTTTCCTTCTTCTACTGCGATCTCTCGCAGCTCGTCAATGTGATTTTCCACCGCCGGGCGAAGGAACGGACGGGGGGCCATGCCCCGGGTAAAGTGCCACTTTCCGTTGAAGTCTTTCCAGACCCACGGCGTTTTGCGCCCGTTGCCGTTTGTGGCGTGAACGCCCGTGCCAAGCTCAACGTAGACGCTGTAAAAGAGATTTGACCCGATGGTCACGGTCTTTTTTGCGATGTCGAGGGCAAAGGTCAGGCTTTGCTTGAGCGCGCCGCCCACGTAGCCCTCAATGCCCGTACTGTCTGCCGTGCCGGGGGGCGCCAGCAGCTGGGCGTAGTCCTGCACCTTCATGCCCCACTTTGTCAGCACCCGCTCTGCCCACGAGTCCAGCGCCTCATGCAGCTGCGGGGTGTTGTCGGTGAATTTGATGTTGTATTCAAATTTCATGGCTGTTCAGATACTCCACAATGGCACGCTCCCGGGCGGACAATTCCCATTTTGTGGCCGCAGCCCTCTCAGCCGCAACACGATCAGACAGCAGCAGGCCGCCGCCAAATATGGTTTTCCTGGTAGAACGCTGTGCGTCCAGAGAAAAAATTGGGGCACAGTCCTTTTTGCGGACTTTGAAATCCACGCCGTACTTGCTGTATCGTTGAAGCAATGCGGCCGTCACAATGTGGTCTGGGTATGTATACTTTGGGAGTTGTGCCGTTTTCGTTCTCCGCAGCCGTTCTGTCTCGTCATTTACAAGCTTCGTCAGCCTTGGTTCGGTCTGCGCCACAACGTCCCCGCCGTAGCTTGTCACAAAACTCGTCCTTACAATTGCATCGTTTTCATACACGATATCGCAATTGCAAATAATGTGGTTCATTCGCATGGTATTTGTTCTTCCGGAAAAGGCCGTCAGTGATGGAGCGAACAGGAAAAACGGGATTCCACGATCGAGGTAAAACGCGCAGATTTTAGACAGAATGGAAAACGGCGGGTTATCCAGCACCACAGCACCTTCCGGGTAGTCGTAGTGCTCATAATCTCCGCCGGGGTAGAATGGCCTCACGATTTTGGCCGGGTCAATGCCGTACTCTTTGCAAGCCCAGTCGCGGATGACAGCGTAAATGCTGGGCGGTGTGTAGCAGTCGTCCGTGGTCTTTTTCGGCTTGAACTTCTCCGTGAACTCTTCGTAAGTCTCACCTGCTGCCATCGTTAGCTGCCTCCTTTCTCTTGCGCTCTTCCGCCCACCACATTTGTTCGGCTTCCTCGCCGCCTTTGGATTTATACCACTCGGTGTAATCCATGACGGGGGTGGTTTTTTTGACCCGCACCATGATAGGCTTGCCTTTTTCGTCCACCTTGCCGCTGTCCTCGGCCACAGGCACGTTGTCAATTTGCCGTGCGTTCTTCCGGGGGTACTTGCCCAGCGCAGAGGATAACACGCAGCGGCAGTGGTAAACCATCTCCGGCGCTGCGTTGGGGTCTCCGGGGCGCTGAATCTCGTAACCCATGACCTTGAACGGCTCGTCAAGCTCTGCCGTCTGTTGGTCAAGCATGCGGTGCATTTCACGGGTGCGGTAGTCGTGGGCGGAGTTCCACCTCTTTTTGACCTCGATGCCCAAAGCCTGGGCGTTGTGCATCTGCTGCAAAGCCCCGGCGTTCTGGGCGCTGGTAAGGGCTGTGATGGCGTTGTTCATAGCCCAGTGGATCTCTGTATCAGCCATGCCGTTGACGGCCTGCACGGCGATGTCGTGGACGCTCTTGCCCTGCACGATGCCCTGCATGACGTAGCGGTTGAATATCTTTGCATCATAGGTTTTGTTGCTCTCGCTTTTGATACGCTTGTTTGGCACAAGCCGGGGGCGCTCCTGCAAAAGCAGCCGCACCGCTTCGGTGTTGTACAGGGTCAGCCCGAACGTCACGCCTGCGGCCTGTTCCAGCTCGTAGAAAGCCCAGTTTGCGCCAAAGGAAAAGATATTGTATTGCTCGTCCCTTGCCAGCTTGTAGGCCGTCTCTTGGGCTGTTGTGCAGGTCTGCGTGATGCCGTCCAGCTTGGCGTGCATCAAATCAGACTGAAAGACCTGATTTTGCAGCCAGATGCGGTAATCGTCCTCGGTGATCTCGCCTGCATCCAGTTGCGCCCGCTTGCGCTCGTCCAGCGCTTTGTACTTTGCCAGAAACTCGGTCAGCTGCTTCTGCATCTCCCGGCGGGCAGTGCCGTACACCCGCAGGATACGGCGTCGCAGTCGGTTCAGCTGGCGGGTAGAGATACGGTCACGGTCGTTCGTCATACGTCATCGATTGTGTCAGGCAATGGCTTGAAAGCTTCTTCACACGCTTTCCGAATAGCTGTTCTGTTGACTTCGATTGTAATGTTTTTGCTTGCGTCACGATCTTCCAAACGTTCAACAGCAGAAATAAAGCGCAGAAGAATATCTTTTGCTTCTTCTGAAAGCTCGATTTCTATTTTCCCTTCCATCGGAATTTTAAGATTCGCCATCGTCTTCTTCCTCCTCGTCCACGGTCTCCCGTGTTGCGCTCTCAGCCATCAGCGCGGCCTTGGCCTGCTCCTTTTGTTCCGGGGTCAGGTTGGGCAGCAGGTCAATGGCCATGTCCTGCCCGATGATCGGTGCCTCAGAAATCACCGTTGCGACCTGCTCAGCTGTGTTGGACACGCGCACATGGGTGTACTGTGGCTTTGCATCTGGGAGGCCAGCAATTTTTAAAATTTGTCGCACAAATTTTGTGACCTGATTCTCGAAATCCCGAGCATTTTCGTCCAACGGCTGATACGCTGCTTCCAGATGGTCATTTGTGCTGCTGGCGCTTACGCAGTGCACATCCAGAGCGCCGAAATCCTCATACATGGAGCTGTGCAGGCGGGTGAGCAGTGCTTCCCGGCCCTGCGTGGGAATTTCTTGCGTGTAAGGCTGTACGCTGTTGTCCGTTCCGTTGTTGGAGATATTTGCGATATGGTTATAGCGCAAGCGCTGCATAAACTGGCGAAGATCACTGTCTTTCATCCCGCCGTAGTTAGTAATGACCCAGTAGACTTGCGCACACTCGCGCAGGTCGTCGCAGAAGCCGTTCACGATCAGGTCGATGTTGTCAATGTACCCTTTGAGGTTTACAAGGGTACTTTGCTTTCGTGCTCCGTTCCACAGCGGTACGATAGGCAGTGCGCCGTAGCCTTCGCCTTCAACGCTTTCGATGCCGCCGCCAGGCGTTGTGACGGTCTTGGTCTTGTAGGGCTTTTGTCCCTCTTCCTCGTGGAAAATGTGCACGTCTCGGCTTTCTTCGCTGTATTTCGTGTAACCGCTTTCTTCGTACAGCACCGCGTGCATGGGCTTGTCTGGCTGCAAGCGCCAGAAGTAAACGCCGGCTCTCAGTGTGCCGTCCATCTCGTCGTATAGCGGGGCAAAATCGGTCAGCTTGAAAATATCAAGATGGTCCGCGTTCCAGAATCCAAAACTTTCGCCGTGAATGCAGGCCAGATAACCAAGCCGGTAAAGCTGGTCGTCAAAGTTTTCGCCCAGCGAGGCTTTTTCTTCATCTGCATCCGGCAGCGTGATACCGTTTGCAAGGCTGTATGCCACGCGTTGGACGTTCAAACGGTGAAACGCATTTGATTTGACTGTATCGGGCCGGGGGTTCTTTTGCACAATGTTGTGTAGCTTAAGGTCGATGTCTGCCATTGCGTCCAGAAAACGATCAATGCCGCTGTTCAGCTGCATATCGTACCGGTCTGCGTCCTCGGCCATTTTGTAAGGAGCACTGGAAACGTGCTCTGCGATAAAGCTACGCACAAAATCCGCCTTTGCAGCGGGGTCATTCAGCACAGCTTCTAAGTCCTGGTATGTTTTCACGTTTTCAGCTCCTTATGCACCCGGCTCTCGCCAGATGGATTCACAGGCATACCGCACTGCGTCTATGTGGTGATTATCATGGTCAGGGTAGCCGGGCAACGGGTCGCCGTTTTTGTCCGCATCGTATTCATACTCCGTAAACTCCTTGAGGGTGTCCGGGCATTTCACGGGGTCTATCACGATTGAGATGGACTGTAACCACTTGATGCCCTGTCCAACGCTGTTGGGGCCTTTGATGGCGGGCAAGCAGGTGATACCCCACTCTGTATAATCGCCGCAGCTCTTATTTTCGGCGCTGTCTGCAGTCAGGCGCTCAGTATCAGGGTTTGCCATAACCTTGCGCTCCTGCAGCATTCTAAATGTGTCCTCGTTGCGTGTGCGCCGCACGGTGATCTCATCGTAAATGTACAGGGTTTTCCGGGCTGCATCGTAGCTCATGCAGTTATAGGCGTAAGGGTCTGGATACCATCCCCAGTCTACGCCGTGCAGCTTGCGCTCAAATTTGCCCGGGTCAATGTGCTCGGCCTTGATGTTTGTAAAAATCTCCTTGCCGCAGCCGGTCACCTCACCCAGATACTCGTGGTTGTAGGCGATCAGGTTGCGCTGCTTCAAGTCCTCCGCATCATCCAGAAAACGGCGGCCCAGCCACTCCTGCGGCACCATTGTGTAATCTGAATGCTGAACTATTTTGCGGTCTCGCACTTCCAGCGCGTACCGATTTGCCCAGTTGCGGGGTGAAGAAGGCGGGTTAAAGCTTTTGAATGTAAACGAAAAATCACCGCCGCGCAGGCAGCTTTGCTCCACGTTGCGGATCTGCTCGGGGCCGTCGTACTGGTCGAGCTCTTCAAACCACAAAATGCCGATGTAACCATGTGGCAGCTTGATTGATTTGATCTTTCCGGGGTCATCCAGACCGAAAAAGAGAATCTTCTGACCAGTGTTTCGGTTGGTCATTTCCATTGGGGAAACGGTGCACTTCCACAGGCCCGGTTCCAGTTGATCGGCTGCCCACTGCATTTGCGCATAGACCGAAGTGCGCAAGGTGTTTCCAACCCTACGCACGCACACGGCGTTTGCGTCCGGGTGCAGTTGTAACAGTTTTAGGATACCAATGCTGCAAAAGCTGGATTTTGTGGAGCCGCGCCCGCCCTTTTCCAGTGCTTCATCTGCTTCGCCGCGCATGATCTTTTGCCATGTCGGTAGAAACTGCGGGGCCAGCAGCTCAAACAGCCGGTTTTCGTTGGCGTTGGGTATAACCGTTTTTTCTTCTGGCTTTTCCTGTGCTTTGTCCCAGCCAAAATTGAACCTCAGGCTAAATTGAGCGCCGTTGTTTCCGTCACGATCGAAAAGACGTTCTTCGGAATATTGCTCACATCGGGCTTTTGCGCGCGTAATCGTGTCAAGGAATTCCTTCTTGCCTTGGTAGTCAAGTAAAGACTGCCGGGATGTAAACCCCAACGCCAGCGCCAAGCCAGTAACGGTCGGAGGCCGTCTGTGCAGGTAAATCTCGTTTCCGTACTTGTCCAGCACGGGCCCATTCTCGTCCTGCAGCAGCTCACCCTCGCAGTCCGCAAAATAGGTGTCAATTTTTTCCTGCATCTCCGCAGCCGTCTTATACTTTGGCGGTGCGCCAACAGGATTCTTTTTTTTGTAGGCCACCGCCACCACCTCTCTATACTTATGCAAAAGAAAAACCGCCCGGAAATCCGAACGGTCAAAATATCGAATGTGCCGCTTGCAGGGCTCGAACCTGCACACGTCCGGTTATGAGCCGGATGCTCTGGCCGACTGAGCTAAAACGGCGTAAGAAAAACCAGCTTTGCTGCATGGAGCTCATCATGCAAAAAGCTGGTTTTTAATTGTATTGTATCAACAGCGGTTAATCCGCACGGATAGCAGGCCGTGCTCCTTGGGTACAGCCACGGCCTCCGATCTCTGCCCGAGGCTCGCGTTTTGTGTGGTCTGCACGGAAACCGAAACGCCGCGCATAGCGCACAAAGTGGCTTTCTTTGTTGCTGATCGGTAAGGCCGAGAGGATAAGTCCAGCGCCGAGACGCGTCAAAAACTTTGCCATGTCGCAAATCAGTTCTTTCAAGCGCTCAAGCATTTGTATGCCTCCTCTCCAAAAGTGTCCACTGTGGACACTCTAAAATCACGCTAGCCGCCAGCTGGATTCGAACCAGCACCCACGGGATGGATGTGCGCAGTGGTTGACTGTGCAGTGATGTTCCCGTGGTGTCACCAACGTTGTCCCGCCTTAAATGGGCGGCGCTCTGCCAATTGAGCTATGACGGCATATAAGCAGCACCCGTGCATTCAGTTCGTTGGACAGGCGTCAAACGGTGGGCGCTGCTGCATCCGGAACTTTCGCGGCCGGATGCCCCGCTATTGCGCGGTCCCTTCATAGGGCACGCAAGCACTCCCGGCAGGGTTCGAACCTGCAACATGCGGTTTTGGAGACCGCTGCTCTACCGCTTGAGCTACCGGAGCATAAAAGCCGCCCTTGGAATCGAACCAGCCGTGTCTACACACGCGCCGCGCTCCAAACTGCGCTCAGGCGGCCATATAAAAACAGCTCCGGTTCTCCGCCGGGGCTGTTGGTTGGCGCACATCCTGTCAGGAAAGCTACACCTTGGCAAGGATTCTAAGGCCTTTTCTTGGCACGGGAGGTTGCACGTGCGGCCTTGCGGGTTGTCTAGTCCATGCGCCATACGGTGCGATACGGCGGAATCGAACCGCCTCCTGTCTCTCATGAGCGGCAGGCTGCCTTTGTGTCAGTGTATCGCATAGAAGCAGCCCGCGAAACGTGAAGAGAGAGCAAAGCCCGGTACCTGCAAGCATAAAAGGAGGAAAATGCCAAGAAGGGACACGTTTCGGAGGTTGCGTGGCAAGCGTCTCACCGCTTTCGGCGGTTCCGCTTATACCAATTTTACCACATCTCACATGTAACAACAATAACGACAACATGTAAGAAAATTACATAAATTGATGCCAAATCTGCGCAAGCTGCTTGCATCCATCCCGCACATACAAAGAAACGCGGTTTTCGTTTGGCAGACCAAGACTGCGGGCCACAACGACCTGCTTTTGGTTCTGGACGTAGTAGCCATACAAGCATGCCTGCATCATGTCACTGCTTTTGGTTCCTGCAATGTACTTGATTCGGCGCTTTGCTTCCGTCCGCAAAACTTCTAGCTCGGCTTGCAGCTCTTGCATCTTGCGCTCGTTTTCGTCTGTTTCTTCGGCACAAAGCCCGATTTTGTCTCCGTGCCCGGATCCGCCGGGCATTCCGGTCATGCTGGCGGTGCACTTCGTAGCCTTGTCATGCGCCTGCCGGATGTCCAACTGGATACGGTCAATTCGGTCGTCCATAGCCCGAAGCTGCTTAAACCACGACTTGACGGTGTGGTAGTCCACGCCGCTGTCTGGCTTTGGCGTGTCAGTGTCAGGTATCCATGTGCTGGTCATTGTTACTCCTTTCTTCAAAATCGTAGCAATATTCGGGCGGATTTATGTATCCTTCGTCTTTTTCACCGCTCTGGCAGATATAGTGATATCCGGATTCTTGCGCCCCAAATTTTTGCTTTAAGTATGCGCACCGGTCGCAAAGGCAAGGTTTGTTTCGGTTGAGCCACCGCTTAAAATATTCAATTGGGTTGCCATCGCTAAGAACAAACCAGATGAAAAGCCCTGCAAGTGTTGCCACGAACAGCGTGCTTGCAACTTCAAATAGCATATCAAGCATTTTACTTCTCCATTTCTTCGATCTCAATTTCCACCCGTGGCTGTTTCCGGTCAAGATCCACCCGGCTGCCATCGTGGGCGGCGACGATCTTGCTGTTGTCATCCTCCAGTACGTGGGCTTTTACCAGAATGTCCGTGGTCGCCTCGATAAGGTTTGCCAGATCGACCCGGCGGGCGGTCTTCATGTAGCACACGCAGCTCACGTTCACGCGGGCAGAAATTGGTCTGTGCGGCCTTTTGATTTGCCGCAGGCAGTCCGTCTCATAATCCACGTAGGCCTTGCTAGGGGCCACAAAGCGCCCGCCTGAGTGGCTTCTGAGGATGCGGGCAGAGTTTTTCTTGGTGCGAGGGTCGCCGTAGAGGGTCAGCTTCATGATACGTGCTCCTTCAGCCACTCGATGCTCATGTCGTGGTCGATAAACATGAGCGTCAGCCAGCGGTCGCAGGCAAGCCCCATGTAGGTGTAAATCAACTCCATATCATCCTCGGAGAAATCGGTATCCAGAAAAGCATTGATGCCGTCCCTCATATATTTGTGGAACTTTCGATTTCTCCACTCCTGTGAATATGGTGCGGTTTTAAATGCCGCCCGTGAAAGCCACTCCAGCACTTTGGCCTTGATGGCATCTTCCGTTCCGATGTTTTCCAGAATAATATACTGGTTTGTCCTCGGATGGACAATAAGCTCGTTCCGGTCAGTAATATAACTTCCCGGAAAGCACCTCTGGAGCTTGGCAATTGATTTTTCAATGTCGGTCATTTTTTCATCATCCCTTCCATTGCCAGCTGCTCGCACTGCTTTTCAGCCTCCCTGCGCTGCTGGTCATACTCAAACAGCATATCTGCGTACTCATTGCCCACCCGGCGGATGGCCGTTTCCAGCATCTCTGTCACAAGGTCGTGGTACTTGTCCGAGCCCTTGCGGCTGTTTCTGGCAGCTTCCCGGGCTTCCCACAGGTCGGTGAGCTTGTCCCGCTTGTCAGCAGTGATCTCGCCATAGCCGTAGGCATCCTGGATCTGCTCCATGCTTTCCCAGCCTTCCAGCTCGGCAAAGGGGTCAGCTTTAGCTTTTTCCATGCTGCGGGCTTTGGTTTTTTTCTTGACATACCGGGTCAGACCGTCCTGCATCACGGCGCGGGCATCGTCCATCGCCTTGCGGATGGCCTTGACTTCCCGCTCTCTTTTGAGCTGCCCGGGCTGGCTGGCCCACTCGGCCATCAACTCAGATTTGGTTTTTGGTTTCATCTGCTTACCCCCATTGTTCAGCCATTGCTTTTGCAATGCCTGGCGCGGTTTTGCTTCTGGCTTTTGCCCGGCCCTCTTGGCCGTTGTGCGTGTTGCGTATGCCTTCGCACCAGCTGATTTTCTTGCGCCTTTCCCCATTTGAGATGTACACGGGCTCTGGCGGTGGAAAGTTGTTTTTCCGTTCCAGAGGCGGCAGGTTCTTCAGCCAAAGGCAAGTGCGCTTTGTGTGATAGTTTTCCGTGTCCTCTTTACTCTCGGCAAAGTAGTACGGATGAATGATCTGGTCGGCTTTTCTGTACGCCGTGTTCATGATGCCTACAGGGTTCTCAACTGCAATCTTGGGGACATCTGCCAACATGAACTGCATAAAGAAAATTGCGGCTTTTACGCGCTCTGCCCACCGAGCAACAACTTTTTCGGCCGGTGTGACCCGCAAGCTGAACGAGCGCGTTGCTGCATTGCTCAGATACGTGCAGGGCGGGTGTGCAATGAGCAAATCCCACTTGCCAACGTCATGCGTTACGCCGTCCATGGTCACGACCTGCCCCCCCCTCAGAACCTTGAGCGCATCGCCCAAGATGTGCCACTCGGGATGTCCGCCGGACGGCTCCTGAATATCGCAGGAATAGGCTTCGTGACCTTTCGCCCGGAATGCTTTGCACACCTCCTGCGATTCCTCACAGGCAATCAGCACTTTCACCGTTTTCTTCCTCCCATCCATCCTTCTTTGTCGAAATCGTTGCGGCTGATCCGTTCTGCCGCGTGGTTCCCGTTGGTGTAGATGCGCTGTGCTTTCAGCTGACGCTTGTACTCGGCGTACTTCGGGCAGCTGTCGTGGCAGATCAGGTGCCGATCGGGGCAGTCTTTACATGTTGGGTTGGTCATGTTCGGCTTCCTCCTCGTTAAACCAAAGGCGTGTTCCACATCCTGGACAATATTTATCGAAGTAATAATCATCGTTGCATTCATACCCGCAAACGGGGCAAATTGCCGTACATGCATTTTCACGCCAGTAAAGCTTTTTGGGACGTTCGCCCGGCAGTTTAGGCATGGGCATCCAAAGCGTGAAAAGATCTGGCGCACTGGCCACGGTGTCTCACGTTGCTGGTTGAGCAAAAGTATCATCCATGTACTTCACGAGAACATTTCCGTGCGCAGAATCTTTTTCAGCCGGCGGCTCTTCTGCCGTTTTGCGCCAGCGCTGGGCATCCGGGACGACTGCCGGTTCGTCTTCCAGTACATCCATCGCGTCCATAATCTGACACGCGCGGCATCTTACGCCGTTGTAATTTTCGCAGCCGCAGCAATATGCCGCTTTGATGTTTGCGATGGCTTTTTCGCGGTCGATAAATTCGCTCATTTTTCAATCTCCCTCAAAAATCCCAGCTGTCAGGAACGCCAAGACGGCATTCTCCATCGCCATCGTTACTGGTCGGCTTATCGAACGGGCAACCTGGGCAACCATTTCCTGTCGCCGAATGGCAATGGCAAAAATCCATCAAATAATGGGCCATGTCCTCCGGGCTCATAAATTCACTCATTTTTCAATCTCCTTCCTTGTCGGCTCGCTTGCCCGCAGCCTTGCAGCTTCACGCGGGGCAGTGGTGATATCGGCCTGCGCCTGCTTCAAAAATTCGGCGCGGCGGTATGTAAGGTCTGGCATTTCAGCCAGCTCTGTAAGCCCCCCCACGCTCCCGGCATAGAATTTTGCCGCCGGGGGGAGTTGGTCATATAGGGCTTTCAGCTCTTTCTGCCCGTCGCTACGCAGCAGCCCGCCCTTTTCGTCAATGCCGGTCACCATCGGGAACTTGCGCCAGCTCAAAAATGTCTGCGCCTTGCGCGCCGCTACAGCCAGAGCTTCCCATTCAGCGGACGGGTCAAGACACTGGGAAAGCTGCTTGAAGATGTCGGCCACCGTGACCGGATAAACACACACCCGGTTTGCCGCCAGAAAAGCCCGCTTGACGGTATCGCCGTCATAATCGCCAAACTGGTATGCCCACACATCGATGGTGGTCTGCATCTCCTCGTCTGTCAGCGGCTTGGAGCCCAGCTTGTACAGCACAAAATTCATGCGGATCAGCTTTGCCACGTCTTCCCGTGTCATGTCTCAAATCCCCTTTCTCTGTCCATTTTCGCCAGCACCCGGGCAAGCTGGTCATCTACGGTCTCAGTTGGTCGCCTGCCGCTCTGCCTGACTTGTCGGCTTTGCTCGTTGGCTTCCACATCTCCCGGCGTACGCAGGCCGTCCCGTTTCCATCCGGACAATATGCCGTTGATGTAGCTCCACGAGCGCTTTCCGGCTTCTGTGGCCTTGTCAATTGCCAGCAGGATCATCTCTGTGCTGTACTCCTGCCTCCACTTCTGCAGCTTGTCCAGTGCAGAGCGTGGGAAGTCCCCGACGGCCTGCTGATAATGCTGGACGATTTTAGAAAGTTCTACGTCAACGGCGGCGGGGGCGGCGCTATTATATACACCCCCGTTAGGGGATATACCATTTACATTACCATTTACATTACCATTTACATTACCATTTACAGATACAGCCGGATTTGCCGCGTTTTGCTGTTCTTGTTCGGCAAAATCGGCATTTGCCGGATTTGCCGAGTTTTGCTGGCGCTTTCCGTTTGTAACTTCTGCGCCTTTACGCCCTGCGGCAGCTCTCTTTTCCCGTTTTTCGTTCCATTTTTTGGAATTCGATTCCACCGCCTCGGACATAAAATCCCACGCCATTTCGAGTTTCTGGTCGTCCTCAAAATTCGGTGGATCGGGGAAATCAAGCAGCGCGTCAAAAATCCTGCCTTTTTGCTCCAGAGACAGTTTCCGCAATGGTTTTTTCCACGATTTGTAAATGACTATGCTTTTCTGTTCTTCCTCTTTCAACCGCTTTCACCTCCTTTACACGCCCGTATAGCCAGATAGCGCAGCTTGCAAAATCAGAAGGGGAGATCTCCGTCATCCGAGATCGTGGCAAAGTCGTCCATGTTTCACTGCTCATACGCAGGAGCCGCCTGCATGGCGCTGTGCGCGGCGTTTGCTTCCCGCACATGATTTGCCGTCTGCTGCTCGTAGGACGCCGTGGCGGGCTTGTCTGCCGTCTTGGAGCCCGCAAAGCTCACGTTACTGGTCACAACCTCCACGGCGGTGCGGTTGCTGCCGTTCTTATCCTGATACTGGCGGGTCTGCAGGCTGCCTTCAATGGCAATCAGACTGCCCTTCTGGAAATACTTGCACACGAACTCGGCTTGTGCACGCCATGCCACGATATCGATAAAGTCCGCCTGCCGCTGCTCGCCCTGCCGGGCAAAGTTGCGGTCGCAGGCAATGCGGAAGCTGCACACGCTGGTGCCCTGCTGGGTGGTCTTCAGCTCCGGGGCAGCAACCAACCGGCCCATGATCGCTACAACGTTAAGCACGTTACACCTCTTCCTCAGCGCTATCGCCTGCGCCGGATTCATAGTCGATGTTTGCGCCCATCAGCACTTCCGGGCACTCGGCGCGGGCAAAATAGGCGGCGGCGCGGTACTTGAGCATCATCTCAGTCATGCGGGGCCAGTAGCTACCCTTTTTGTCCCACCAGCCGAGGTCTTTCGCCATCTTGACGGTGACTTTCGGGCCTTCTACCTTTTCGCCGGTGAGCTTGTCCACACCGATCAGACGGCAACCCCAGCTATCCGTTCCTTCCTGTCCTTCCATGCGGTAGCGGGTGCGCCCGGCAAACTCGCCGCTGTTGTCGATCAGCGCCTTGCAGCTTTTGCCGCTCCATGTGGGCTGGCCATAGACGACATACAAATTCTGCATAACGAACAGGTACGATACGCCCATGCGCTGGGCCATGTCACAAGCAATGGCGCAAGCGCCAATGTTCCCGGCGTATGTCTGCGGGAGCATCCCGTCCGGCAGGTTCGCCATCGCGACTGCCTTTGACTTCGCGAGCTGCCAGATGCGTTCATCAGCGGTCAGGCCTTGCACCTTTTCCGCATAACTCTGCGGGCGCTGTGCCAGAGCCGCAGTTGGAGCAGCGACAGGAGCTTCTCCCGCAGGAGCGGGGTTTTGAAGCATCTCAACAGGGGTCTTTTCGTTTTTAGTCTCAGGCATGGTGAATCTCCTCCTCAGTGTATTTTACATCGATGATATGTGCGTAACGCTTGATGGCGTCAAGGTCGGATTTTGTGCAGTAAAACACGATTTTTCGGTCACGAGCCTCTTCTTCACGGGTGAAATTGTCAAAAAAATCGTCATCGTAAGCATCTCTGTACGAATTGGCATCGTAGGCGATAGACGGCTTGACCATATTGATGACATGCGGATTTTGCTGCGGGCCTTTGTAGTCGGACGGCAAGCCGTTTATGACTGCTTCGCGCAAAAGAGCTGCATACTCGATACTATAGCAGCGGTCAATGCTGTCAAAAGGCTCCGGCATGATCTCCGCGCCTCCCGCGGCATGGATGATATCAATGTCGCACATCAGACTTCCTATCCTGCGGTAAATGCAATCAATGACAGACCGGCTTCCACCTGCCCCGTCATCGTACAGCGTCCCACTCTGGGCAAAAGCCGTAAAATAGGCGACAGCGTGGTTGATCTCGCTCGCCAGTTCATTCCCTGCGTTGATAAGCCGGAATAGCATGTGCTGCGGGCCTATGTAGTAGTAAATGCCCTCTGCCTTGTTGGAAAGGTCTTTAATGCGCTCGCGCTTGGCAATGCGCTTCTTGCGCTCGTCTTGCATAAATATTCACCTCATATACACAACGTTCATATCGTCGTCAAACACCCTGTACAGCCGTTCAGGCTTTCTCTTTGCCAGTTCATCGGCAATCACAATAGCATCCGAAGCAACCGGAAATTGCTGCTGCGAAACAAGCGCTGGCGGCTCTTGCTCCACTATGTTATTTTTGTGGTGATGGGCGGCGAAACTCATCAGATTCCTCTTGCAGCATCTCCCGAACGTTGTCCATTTCTTCGGCGCACATCTCCCAGACGTTTGCCCGTGCGGAGTATCCGGCCCGGACAACAATGTCATCTGATGCTTCGGCTTCTCGCTTGCAGCGTTCGGCAAGCCGCGTGTAGGATTTGACTTTGCCCTCAACGTACTCTTTGGCCGTCATCATGCTCCGCGCTCCTGATCCTGCGGATACTCCGCATTGCGGGCGTGATTGCGCCGGATCTTTCCATAGAGGCGCCGCTTTGCAGCTCTTTCCCTATCCTCCGCGGCAAAGCCCAGCCTTGCCAGCAGGACAGCAGCCAGAATCAGCACCAGCGACACCGCAAACAGCGTGCCGGAGATGTATCCGGTGGTCTGCGCGGTGCCCTCTGCACCCATAGCTGTGCCCATTCCAACGCCGCCCAAAATAACGGCCATCCAGTAGTAAGTAGTAGATTTGAGTTTCATTCTCTCGGGTCCTCCTTTGTGTAGATCTTCTTAAGTTTGTAGAAATCCTTCATCCACGCCATAAATCCGGCGCGTGAGATAAGCGGGGAGGCACTCTTGGTGTCAATGGACGGCACTGCCCATGCCGGGAAGCTGCCGGCCTGAATCATACCGGTAAAGATCGGCTCGCTCACCGGAATGCCGTTGTCCCGCATGATCTGGCAGCATTCTGCAATTCCCATGCTCGGCTTCATCACTACCGCGTCCCTCCCTTTTCCCTCTCAGCTGCCGCTTCATCTGGATGTGTTCCAACCGTTCCGGCTGCCTTGCATCCAAGCGCTGTTCGAGCCAGCGCTTGTTGTAATGCTTCTTCACGGCTCACGCTCCACAAACTCCCCATTTTTGAGGGTATAGTAAACGTTTTCTCTGATGGCAGAGCCATCCACGCGGGCCATTTTGGCACAGATCATGTGGCCGTCATCATCGTACTCGGTCAGCACCAGATAGCAGCCCAGTGCGCCGCGCGCCTTACCGCAAGCACCGTTTACAACGGCAATGCTATCTTTTCCGTCTGCTTTTGCGATGCAATAAGCCCCAGTGGCTGCCGCCGTGCTGTAATATCCGCTCGAACCCGCCGTGCTGTAATCGCCGCTGGACCCCGCCGTGCTGGAACGTCCGCTGGACCCCACCGTGCTGGAATATCCGCTGGACCCCGC